TCACGCCCTGCTCATCAGAAGCAACCAAGTGCCGGAAGAAGCCCGGGCGATTCGCTTCGATAGCCCTCAGCGCTTCCGTGGGCGAGCGAACGTCCAGCTCCCAGCGCGAGCCGAACTTCTCGCCAAGTGCTCCCTCGAGAATGATCGTTTTCACGGGCGACTCCGATGCCGAACAATCAGACGCGTGTGCTTGGCCCAATAGCCGCCGTACACATCGCGCTTGGAAAGGCGACCCCAAAGGTGATGGATCATGATGTTGTTGCCGAGATAGACCGCGGCGTGATTTGCCACGGGCGAACGCACCTGCATGAGAATCACATCGTGCGGCTGCAGGTCAGGCACAGAAACGAAGCCCGCTTCGGCAAAAAACTCCATGTAGAGGTTTTCACCGCGCTCCCACCACTGATCGCGGCGCTCGTAATCCGGGATCTCGATACCCAGGGTCTGCTTGTAGTAGTCACGCACGAGCCCATAACAGTCGTGAATGCCGTGCACGAACGCGCGCCCGAGAAGCGGCGTGACATGACCGCACGGCGCGATAGAGCGCAGCACTTCGGTAGGCCAGGAGAGGATGTACCAGGGCAGCTGCGACGCCTCGCAAGCGGCGCGGTCAGCTTCGCTCGGCTCCGCGCTCGCGTTCGGATGCGTATGGCAGACCGCCTCAACTTTGCCCTGCTGCGACGCGGCCAGGTAGTCGTGCGGCGATAGCACAAAATGCTCGGCCGGCGTCTCAGCCAGGTTGCGGCAGGAAACGTAACGCGAGTTGACGAGCAAGCCGCACGCTTCGCGCGGGTACTCGGCGCGCGCATGCGCCTTGAACGCTTCGAGCGCTTCGGGGGTCATGCAGTCACCCGAGATCCGGGAAAGCCGCCGTAAGGCAGCTCAGCGAGTGCGCCAAAGCGCAGCTTGCACGAGGACACGCGCTTGCCGCACACGTCGAGGTTAATGTTCGTCGTCGGTGTATCGTCAGCCTGCGCCACCGCGCCGCCCGCGTAGCTGCATTCAGAGCTTCGATAGGTCCACGAGCAGACGTTCGCTATGACCTGGCGCCGCGGCAGCAAAACGCCTTCCACGTCGCTCGCCGCGGCAAGCTCGAATTCAACGATTGCGCGGTTCTCCGAGACCTTGCGCTCGACGTAGAAGATGTCGAGCGGAAACTCGGCAGTCGGATCTGCTACGCCGGTATAAGCGATCGGGCCGCTCGTGGAGAACGTCTGCAAGTCGGCGTTGCTGTGCCGCGTCGGGTAGTAAGTGACTCGGCGCAGGTGTCCGTTGAGCGGCCAGGGCGACTCAGGGGCCAAACAGCCGAGCCCGAGGCGCGTCACTGTCGGAATTGTGCCGGCGGTGTCGGTCGCAACCGCGCCCGCGTTCGTCGAAGTTGCAAAATCATTGGCAACAAACGCTGAAGCTTGGCGAACGATCATGCCCTTCGTAATCGTTACGCCGCCTCCAAGGTTTGCCTGAAAAGTGTTGGTATCGACTACCGAAAACTCGTCGTTCGGTGCGGCGTTGACGAGGTGGTTGATGCGCGACGCTACTGAGCCCGTATTGGTAAAGCCTGCGGCACACTCGATTTGGCCGGCTGCCGGGTGATTGGCTTCGATCTCCGTGTAAAGCGTGCCTCCAGCCGCCAGGTAGAAGCTCGAGATATTGTTCGCCATCACGGTCTCTACGCCGCGCGTCACGGCGGCTACGCCGGTAGGGATGTAGGAGGTGGGGAAGGCTCCGGCTTCGAGCTGGCCGCCCCACGCATACACGGCACTCGTGCCGTCGCCGGTGAAGCTGTTGGACCAGGTGCCGTCCATCATGTAGACGTACCCGCTCACGCCGTTGGCAGAGTCCGTTGCGCTCGGCTTGCCAGCAATCCATACCCTGTAGATGCCGTTGCCCCAATCTTCAATTCCGGCTTCGGCAAATACCGCATCACCGCTCACAATCGGCGCGCCCTGGGCCGTGCCGGTGTCGATGTTGAAGTTCTGCCAAAGGTTATTCGCGCCACCGGTCGTGAGCTGAAGTCCAATGCCGTGCGTACCGGCCTTACGCTTTATGAAAACGCTCCATGCGTAATTAGCGTTGCGCGGTTGATTAGAGCCTAGCCAAATCCTGTGGTACCCGAGCGCCACGTTCTCCGTAAGCGAACCCATCGCTACGGCACCGTCAGGGGCCGCAAGCTGGTTCCCGACAACCGTTACGTTCTCATTGCCCCAAGCCGCGCTAGAAATGTCCGCCGATTGGAGTGCGAGGTTCGTCCGGGTTTCTTCGCTAAGCAGCCCCCTGCATGCAAGTGTCACGGGGTTGTAGTTCAGGCGCAGCGTGTTCGCGGCTACGGTCTCGAGTAGCCCTTGGGCGTTCACCCGCGTAGCCGTGCCGGTACGCGTGCACGTGAGCGGCAGCGAAGGCTCCCCCGCTATCGGCACCGCCGAGCCCGCAGTGAATTTGATGTCTAGCGCCGGCTGTTCGATGAAATTCGCTGCGTCCAGGTACTTCGCAAACGTGCGCCGACGCGTCACCTTGGCGCCAATCAAATCGTCATAGGCGAGCGCAAGCGCGGTCACCAGGCCGCCAATGTTCGCCACCTTGAGGTGCGGCGTCGGAAGCTGACCCTTACCGCTAATATCGAAGCCGGTCGCGTCAATCGGCCAGGGGTTGTAGGTGTTGCCCTGCCACACCACGGCCGTGCGCAAGCTGTTCGTGCCGGCATGGAAACGGTTGATCGTGCCGCCGAGCGCGGTTGCGTCAATGTCGAACAGCTCGAGAAGCGCACCCGGCTCGAGCTTCTGGATGTCTTGCTTGATCGTCACGGTGCGAAGTCCTGCTCAAAGGTCGCCGTGATCGTGTGCCCAGCGTAGGCGTCGTAGGTGCGACTCCACTCCGCGCATGTGAAGCGCAACGCGTCGCCCTTGGGCGTCGTCCAGTCAAAAGGCGTGACACCGGCCTGCGTCGCAAGGAAGGTGTCGATCGCGTCCGCATCCGCAGGAGCAATAGAGCTGAACACGAGCGACCAGCTCTGCGGATTGGAGTTGATGCCGTTCTGCGCGCGCTGCGCGTACCCGTCGCCGAACTGCGCGGCGAGCATGCGAGGCTTCTTGCTCACTTGCGTTCCGTAGGAAGGCACCCAGGTGAAAATAGCCATAGATCAAGCCTTCGAGAGCAGGCCGCCGGGCCGCTGTTGCTTGACGATTTCCTGCGCAACGAGCCCCGAGATCCGCTGCCCAAGCTGCTTGAGCTGCGCGCTGCTCGCATCCGCGCTGCTGACGCTGCCATCGGAATTGATGGTGATGCTCACGTATGCGCCGCCGCTGCTGGCCGGCGAAAGCGCCTTCATCTGCTCCGGCGTAAACACGCCCTCGCCATGCTGCGCGATGATGGGAACCTCGCTGCCGACGATGCCGCCGGTGTGGTAGCGCTGAGCGCCGGAGAACACGAAGGGCGAGACGGAGCGGCTCGCCTGCAAAGCGCCCACGATGCCGCCGGTGTGCGCAATGGCTGCGGTGGAGGCCACGCCGGATACAGCGGTGCCCGCCGCAGCGCCGCCCACCGAGCCGCCGATAGCGCCCACGATCCCGGCAACTGCCCTAGCCGCCGCGATGCGCGCCATTTCCTGAACAACCACATTGGCAAAAGACTGGAAGGAAAACTTGCCCGTCATGGCGAAGTTGACGATCGCGTCGGTCATCGAGTTCGCAGCGGTGTTGAACAGGTCGCGCGCGTTCTGCGCGGCGTTCGTAGCAGCTTCCGAGTACGCCTTGAAGGCCGAGTCCCAGCCGTAGGAAAACGAGCGCTCGTCCTCTTTTGCGGCGCGCACCGCATCAGCGTTGCGTTTCGCTTCCGCATCACGCTGCGCTTCGGTCGCTTTCTTGCGCGCGAGCAAAACCGCAATCGCCTTCTCGTTCTCGGGGTCCGCGCGCTTGGCTTCGTCGGCGCGATGGGCGTAAAGCTGCTGCTCGATCTGCAGAAGGTCCTGCTCGAAGCTCTTGCGCGTGCGCAAGGCTTCCGCAGCGACCGCGGCATCCACTTGGCCTTGCAGCGCTGCGTCGTGCTGCTGCTGGATCTGCTGACGGCGAAGCACCCCATCCTCGGCGTGCTTGCGCAGGCTTTTCGCACCTGCATCCTCAAGCGTCTTGAGCTCCCCCTGCTGCCGGTAGCGCACTAGGTCCTGAGCCTGCTTCGACTCGCGCAGGAGCGCGTCGCGCTTCGCCTTCGCGTCGGCGAGCGCAGTTTCCACGTACACCTTCTTGTCAGCCTCGAGCTTCTTCTTCAGCTCGGCCTGCAGCAGCGCAACAGCCTTGTTGGCCTCGTCGATTGCCGCCTGGCGCCGCCGCTCGTTGATCGCATCGATCTGGCGGACATACTCGCTTTCGCTGATCAGGTTGTAGCGGTGAAGCGCCTCGACCTGCTGGGTCTCGAACGCTGTGGTTTGCTGGATGCGCTGATAGGCGCGCTGTTGCGCGGCGGTGGCCGCGCGCTCGTTCGCGGAGGCGAGGGCCTGAGCCTTCTTATAGGCATCCGGGTCCATGAACTTCGCAGCAAGCGTGCCGGAGCCGGTCGTAAGCGCACCCACCTGGCCGGCGTAACCCGCCGACGCGGCTCGGGCCTGTGCCGCAATTGCGTCGCCCTGGTGCGCGCCCAGCCGCGCCAGCTCGCCAGCGTTCGCCGCACCCGACAGGTATTGCGGGCCGCGCCCCTGCGACCGGGCGTAGAACGTCTCGGCCGCAACACCGGCAAGCCCGAAGCCGGGCAGCAGGGCGTTGATCGCAGGCGTGTGCCCAAAGGCGGGCGCGCCGTGGAGCAGCTTCATGATCTGCGTGACCGCAGCAAGCTGTGCGCCCAAGCCCTCCGAAAGCACGGCGAAGAATCCTTTCGCCGCATCGGTGTTGAAGGCGTCGCGCAAGGCGGTCGCAAATTCGCTGACTTGCGGCTTAATCTTGTCGAACCCTCGGATCATGTCCGACGACAGGTTCGACCACGCCTGCTTGAGCACCTGAAGCACGGACGTGTTCAGGTCGTTCGAGAACTGCTGCAGCGCGCCGTCCGAATTCTGCGCTTCGGTGCGCAGCTTCATGAACTCGTCCGTCACATCGCCCACGAGCGCCGCAGCGAGCTTGGCGCTACGCTCATCGAACAAGATGCTGATCGCGCGCTGCTGAGCCTCGCGGTTGAGCGAGCGCAGCGCCGAGATGACCTCCTGGATGTACTGCGTGTCCTTCTTGAGGTTGCCCTGGGCGTCGAAGGGGTTGAGGCCCATCGACTTCTCGAGCTGCTGCGCAAGGTTCGAGCGCGGCGAGTAGGCTTCCTCGAGGAACCGGCGCGTGACCGTACCGGCCATGCTGCCCACGATCTTGCGCTGGGCAAGCAGGCCGACCAGCGCCTCGGACGTTTCAAGCGACACGTTGAACCGCTCGGATACGCCGGTCACCTGCTTCATGGCCGAAGCCATTTCGCCGAGCGAGGTCGGCGTTTGCGCCGCGACCTTCGAAAGCGAATCGCCGATGTGCGGGAGATCCGAGATCTGCAGCTTGAATTCGTTCATCACGCCGATCAGCGTTTCCGACGCCGACGTGAGATCGGTCTCGCCTTGCTGCGCAACCTTGGTGGCGATCGGCAGCACCTTGATCGCGTCCGTCGCGCTCAAGCCCGCCTGCGCGAGCACGCGCATGCCCTTGGCGAGCTCGACCGGCCCGTAGACGCTGTTCCGCCCCAGCTCGAGCACCTGCTGGCTCAGCGCGGCGATTTGCTGGGAGGCGAGGCCGCCCAACGCGCCAACGAACTGCATCTGATACTGGAACTGCGAGCCCTGGCTGAACGTCTGCTGTACCGCCGCAGCGGCGGCAAAGCCGCCGGCAAGCGCCGGGATGGACGAGCCGTAGGTGAGGAACAGGCCGCCCGCCGGGGCAAGGGCGCCGCGCAGGGCGCTACGCCCGATGCCGCCCCCGCCAGCACCGCCGGCGGCGGATGCGCGCGCGGCGCGCGCGGCCGCAACCGCCCGCTCGCGCTCCTGCTCTTGAATCAGCCGGGTAAGCGAGAGCTCGATCGCGACTCGCGCCCGGACGGCCTCCCGCGCGGCGGCAACGCGCGCCGCCTCCGCTTCCCGAGTCGCCCGGAGCTGCGCCCCCTCCTGTTCCCGCACGAGCGTCGTGAGCGAGGTTTCGACCGCCACGCGCGAGCGCTCGAAACCGCCCCAGGCGGCGACGGTCGAGTTGTAAACGAGGTTGCGACGAAAGCCCGTTACGCCGCCTGCGCCGGCTGTCGCCTGACGCGCCGCCAAACGCGCGCGTTCCTCCTCTTGCTGGGCAATCAGGCGCGTGAGCGAGTATTCCATCGCCATGCGCGCCTTGTACGCGCGCTCGGCCTCGCGGCCGGTCATCAGCGCGGTATTCAGCCTGAGCTTCTGGAGATACGCCTCATTCTTCTCGGCCTGGACCTTTTCCTCGTCGGCGGCCTCCTTCTTGGCGCGCCGCACGCGCCGCACGGCCTCGACCTCCTTGGCGGCGTTCTGCTGGACGGCGATCGAGAGGCGCTCGACATCGAGCTGGCTCGCCTTCAGCGCG